TGGGCTGAGGCTAATCCTGAGAAGGTAAAAGCCAACCGCAAGGCACACTACGAAGCCAATCACCAAGCGGCTTTGGAGTACAGCGCAAAGTTTAGAGCAGAAAATCCTAAACTGGTTAAAGAACGTCTAGCCGAATGGAAAAGGCAAAACCCAGATAAAGTTTCTGCACTTCAGCAAAAGAGACGCACAGCAAAGACCAAAGCAGGTGGTGCCTACACTTCTGCACAATGGATTGCACTTTGTGAAAAATACCACAACAAGTGCCCGCGCTGCGATAAGAAAAAGAAATTAACACCGGACCATGTGGTGCCAGTCTCAAAAGGTGGCACTAGTAACATCAGCAACATCCAACCTCTCTGTGGTCCCTGCAACTCAAGCAAGGGAGCAAAGACAGTGGATTACAGGCGGGAGATAAACAATGGCAGACGATGTTTCACAGGTAACAGGAACAAGTGCCGAAGGTAGCAATAAAACTGAAAAGCCTGAAAGTCCAAACGATAGTCCTTTAGGTGTCTATGCTCCCTTCCCGCATTCACCGGAGCCGTTTGCAGAGTTAAGTGACTCCGCTCGTCTCTCTTTGATGGCGCTGGACGATCTGTGCACTAAAGCAGATGTAGCCGCACGACGCCTAGAAGTTGAACAGGCTTGGGAAGCGCTGCACTTTGAGCGTGGATATCAGCACTTGCTGCGCGGTAAGCGCGGTGGCTGGGAACTCCCCGGTGGTGGGCAGGGAAAGAAAGCCAATGAGCGGAACCACAACAGCATTTATGACACGAACGTGTATGGGCCGAAAGGGGACATCATAGTCTCCGCACTATCTCGCGAAGTTCCGCAGGTAGAGTTCTTCCCAGCAAACCCTGAATGGGGTCCAGATAAGATCGCGGCTGAGGAAGCCGACAGGTTCAAAGATATCTGGGCACGTAACAACAATTTGCATGACCTGTTAGTCCAATGCGCCAGAATTTTCTGGAACGAAGACCGCACGCTTATGTGGACGCGGTACGAATTGAACGGACAGAAGTATGGATTCGAAGAGGACCAAAATACACCTACGGTTCCGCAAGACGAGCAAACACCTCCAGATGACACACCAACAGGACAAGAAGGACAGGAAGACTTCCTAGAAGTCACAGAGTCTGAGTCAAGTGGTGGTGAGGAAATAGATGGTTTGCTAGCTGAGAGCGGTGTAGGAAATGGCGCAAAGAAACCACTCGGTATGGAAGTCACCACAGTGCACGGGAAACTCGATCACAAAGTTCCCATCTCTGTTGACAACTTCTCCGAGATGCCATACGTTCAGCTAATGCTGGACTATGACGTTGCGCTGGTCCGTGGTATGTTCCCATGGATCGCCTCGAAGATTAGCCCCGGTAGTGATGGGGAATCTTCAACACAGTTAGACAGGATCGCACGCGAGAACGTACGCCAAGCCGTCCTTGGCGCATATGTAACTGGCGACTCACTTAGCCGTCACTGTACAGTGAAGTACTCGTGGCTAAGACCCTGCATGTTCCTTGACGTGTCAGTGAACGATGAAGTAAAAGCGGAACTGATGGAAGCATTCCCAGACGGAGTGCTACTGGCGCGTGCAGGAAAAGAATACGCCTTCTCACGCAATGAGAAGATGGACGAGCACATCGTCATAGGCCACCCATCAGCGGGTAAAGGCCAGAACCGCAGAGCGATGGGTACGGCGCTCATCTCTGTCCAGAAGAGAATCAACGACTGGGTAGACTTGCTGGACGACTTTTTCAAACGAACCGTCCCCAAGAAGTGGATGAACTCCGAGGCGTTCGACATGGATGCCATCAAGAACGAACCCAACGTTCCCGGCAGCATCGGTCCCTTCTTACCGCAGCCGGGACTTACAGCCGAAACACAGTACATCATGGTAGAGCCTACGCCGCAGCATCAGCCTGCGTTGCCTGACTTTATCAAGTGGTTCATCACTACACTGTCTGAGGAAATATCAGGTGCACTACCGTCCTTGTTTGGTAACAACACAGGGGAACCAACGGTGGGTAGCTCAGTTGTTCAGCGAGATCAAGCATTGCAGCGCATCGGATGTCCATGGAACAACATTCAGGACATGTTCGCGCAAGCTGCTGCTCAAGCTGTCAAGTGTGCTGCCGAGTGTCGCGATGGTAAAGAAATTACCCAGAACCTGCCGGGACGTGGAAACGTTTCGGTGAATACGGCGAACTTGCTAGGTGGCAAAGTATTGTGCTACCCGGAGAGCAACCCGTCCATCCCAGAAACTGAAGAGCAGAAGTCCATAAAGATCACAGGTATGATCGACAAGGCTTTGCAAGCACCAGCCACACCTTTTGCAGCGTGGGTATTCAGCCCGTCGAGCCTTGCCGAAACAGCAAGTGCTCTACGCATGAAGAACTACAAAGTGCCAGGTGCGTCATCTGTCACTAAGCAGCGATGTGAGTTTGAGAAGCTGCTACGTGGTGGTCCAATGCCTAATCCGCAAGTGACCCAGATGCAGGAAGGCTTGGGAAAGATTACTGGGCAGATGCAACAGGCGCAGCAAGGTGGCATGCCAATTCCACCGGAGGCTGCACAAATGGTACAGCAGGTTCAGCAACAGATGCAATCGTTGCCAAAACTTGTTAGCACTATACCAGTTGCACAGGATGAGAGTGAGAATCACGTTGTTGAAGCGAACGAGTGCTTTGAATGGATGAACGGTACAGAAGGTCAGAAATTCAAGTTCGGTAACCCTCAACAACAAGCAGGTTATGAGAACATACACCTGCACTGGACAGAACACGTGGCAATGGCAAAGAAGATCATGGCGCAGAATAAACCACCGGACAAACCACCGTCTGAGTCAATCAGCGTAGATGTATCGAAGATGCCGGGGCCTGTAGCAGTTCAAGCATTAGCGAAGATGGGAATACAAAGTTCCCCTGCGCTATTTGCGCAGCAAGCCGAGACTGCCCTGAACCACAAAGTGGCAGGCAAGGCGATACCCGAGGCACTAAAGCAGCCAGTACCAGAGCAATAAGACTAAGGGGCCACCTAAGACGTGGCCCGACTCAGAATCTCAGAAATTAAGAAGGACTCACAAATGAGCGACGCGCTCGTAGATTTTGCATCATTAGACTCAGCAGTGGAGACACCAGCAGTAGAAACACCAACTGAGGTGGAAACACCCACTACAGGCTCAGCAGTAGACACACCTACCGAGGTAGAAACACCCTCCGAAGGAACAGAGACAGCACTATTGAATGCAGACGGTACGGACAAGACGCCCGAAGAGCAAGAGGCGTTCAAGACCGCAGCCGCTGCCAGAACAGCCTCTGACAAAGCATTAGAATCCACCCCAGCTAACGTGCGCTCTGCACTGAAGGCAATGCGTGATGCGGACCCGAAGAACGCTGGCGTGGTGAAAGAACTGCACGGCGCGTTTGAGCGGTGGAATGCTGCAAAGCAAATCTTCCCCAAAGGCGTTGCAGAGATGACCGAAGCCAAGGCGTTCATCGACTCAGTAGGTGGACCTGAAGGCTATCAGAAGATGCAGGACATGATCGACACAGTTACAGGGACCGACGAACTGCTGTATGCAGCGGACCCTAAGCTGTGGGACAATGTGATCGAAGACATCAAAGCCAATGGTCATCCAGAGGCTCTGGGAGCACTGGCTCCGTCACTGTTGCAGAAGCTGAAGGTGCATGACTCTGAAGCGTTCTACAACACCACGATTCCGGTTGTTGCAGATGCCCTAAGAGAAATCCACATGGATTCCTTAGTGAGCAAACTCAACGCGGCAATGGCAGAGAAGGATGCTGCTGGTGCATCGAAGCCGAACGTGGCAATGATCACTGAACTTGTCAAAGGACTCACAGATTGGTACAACGATCTGGACAAGGATGCAAAGTCCCGTACCACTGCACCTGTTGAAACGGCGGCATCCAAAGCATTAGCGGCTCGTGAAGCTGCGTTTAACAAAAGAGAAACTGACTCTGTAGCAGCAGATCGCAAGAAGACGGAAACTGGCATCGCTGAAGACTGCGACAAACGGAACAACGTACTTCTAGGGAAAGCCCTCGGTGGTTTCCTGAAGATGCCGTTCTTCAAAGACTTTCCGTACGATACGAAGGTTGATCTTGGCAACGGTATTAAGGACCGCCTGTACGCCGCGCTGAAGGCCGACAAAGCCTACCAGTTGCAGATGTCTACGATGTGGAAGGCAAAGACCCCAGACCGTGCAAAGATGATCCAGTACCACGAGGCGAAGGTTCAGTCTATTGCTTCTGATATTGTGACAAAGACAGTGCAGAACAGGTATCCGGGTTATGCCAAAAACGGGTCTGCTGCGGGGAAGGCTGCTGCCGCTGTGGTTAAAAAGGAAATGGCTAAGAAAACTGATGCGTTGTCTGTTAACACAAATAAGCCAGTGTATGTAGCCACCCGGCCTACGAACCTTGTACGTGAACCTATTACAGTTGGCGGAAAGGACTACTCTTCTTCAGATTTACAAACCCTACAAATTACAGGAAGAGGATTCGTTCGCAGCACAGACGGAAAGTCATTTCGTCTGGTAACGTGGAGGAAGAGTTAGATTTGATATTTGTACCGCGATCTAAACACTATCTCAATATGAACGCAGTGGCGTGACACTATAAACATGATTCATTAGAGACGTGGCAAGGTAGAACTCAGCGACAGGCCCGTGCGTTACTCAGAGACGTGCGATGTGG